TCAATATACATTTTGCACCTTCGAGATAGTAATGGCTGTTACTGTAACATGAGTTACAAACAGCTTCATACCCAGAGCTACTGATGTATCAACTCGATTCAACAATACCCGATATTTATTCCATGCCTCCAGCAACGATCTTTCTTCCTCCGTTGCGATTTCCAGATCTACAGCATCCTGCAGTGGCGCAATATACTCACTGAATTCCTGGATGTAGAACTGTGTGGTGACGGTCTTCCAGCCATTCGGCTCCTGCTGTATCGAAGCATACCATGCTATTTCAATATCGCTATGCTGCGGCAGCATTTAACCCCTTGTAATTCATCGCCATAATTGATTTAATTCACAAATAAAACTATAACATGGTGAAATTAATGAAAAAAAACACAGATGATGGGGCTAAAATTTACACACCACTTACCCTAAAGCTTTATGACTGGTGGGTTTTGGGAGTATCAAATCGGCTTGCATGGGGATGTCCTACAAAGGAACACCTTCTTCCACACTTTCTGGAACATTTAGGTAACAACCATCTGGATATTGGTGTTGGAACTGGGTTTTACCTTACTCACGTACCTGAGAGTAGTCTGATATCTTTAATGGATTTGAACGAAGCTAGCCTGAACGCGGCATCTACAAGGGCTGGGGAATCAAAAATTAAACATAAAATTAACCATGATGTTTTTGAACCTTATCCCGCGGCGTTACATGGTCAATTTGATTCCATTTCCATGTTTTACCTTCTTCACTGCCTGCCTGGAAATATATCTACAAAATGCTGTGTAATACGCAATGCGGCGCAGGCCTTAACTGACGATGGAACTCTATACGGAGCCACAATTCTTGGCGATGGAGTTGTGCACAATAGCTTCGGTCAAAAACTGATGCGCATTTACAATCAGAAAGGTATCTTTTCAAACACAAAAGATTCCGAAGAAGGCTTAACACATATACTCTCAGAGCATTTCGAGAATGTTAAAACCAAGGTTCAAGGTACTGTAGTAATGTTTTCCGCTTCAGGGAAAAAATAGCATCCAACCGCAGCACGTTCTTGCTTAAGACGTGCTGCGGCATAATCCCAATGATTACTCCCTGACAGGGTTCGTAGGCCACTCAATATCAGGTGCAGTTGATGTATCAACACGGTTCAGCAACACCCGATACTTTTTCCAGGCTTCCAGCAACAAGGTTTCTTCCTCCGTTGCGATTTCCAGCTCAACAACAGTCTGAACGTACCGGGAACAGCCTCCTTCAGAGCTTGAAGGATATCAATGTTCGCTTCCTGTTAACTGCCGGACAAGTGCAACCAGTTCGCTTACCTGATTTTCCAGAGTGCTGATCCGGGTGTCTGCTGTTGCCAGATTTTGACGTAGCGTTGTGTTTTCCTCTTCCAGCGCGGTAACGCGATCATCTGTTTCACGGGCGAACTGAACAAGTAAGCCCGTCACGGCGGCGTAGTCAACATTAAGATAGCGCGTTTCTTCGCGTAGCTCGTTGCCGTCAACGGTCGGACCTTGCAACTCTTCACCGTAATGGATGAATGAACCAACGGCCTCCGGGATGGCCTCTTCAACTTCCTGGGCTATAACCCCGGCGCAATGTGCCCCATTCTCCTTGAGCGTGTACGTGTATCCATTAATTTTGCGGATTGCGTCAGTCGCGTTATCGATAATCTCGATATTTTCTTTCAGTCTGCGGTCTGATGACTGATTCAGTGTGGTGCAGTTAACACTTCCGTTTACAGTAAGGTTTTGCCCGTCTGTTGTTTTTTGCGCATAAAACAGATACGCAGCAGACGTGCCAACCTCAAAAACGTTTTGTCGAGTACTGGAACCCCACACCCTGATACTAACTGGTAGTTCTGAATTACCTGAATTAAGTAAAGCAAAACGATTGCCAGTCCCTGTTTGTTTTCTAATTACTAAATCGGCAGTTGAGTTAACCTCATCTTTGTTGATGGTTAGCGCCTGCGCTGTAGCACCGTTAACAGTGCCACTTAGTAGTTGAACCGCGCCATCATCGCCATTTAACAGCACTTGAGCGCTGCTTCTGTGGTTTTTCAGGAACAACATTTTGCCTGTGCTTTCTGATGTGCCTACCGACCACGCCGAATTGGTTCCAGTGCTATCAACACCACGAACGGTACAATTCATGCTGCCATAATCTGACGTACTTCCAAGCACATCAATCCGCCCGCCACCTAATTTTGATGGAGTCGTCGAGGTTAACGACCTGACGGTTACATCCTGATTCCATCCGGAAACAACAACCTGACTCCACGCTGTCCAGTTTCCATTAACAACAAAGCGAACGTATATACGTTTTGTGTCGCTGTTAATCAGCGTTTGCATGTTCGCATAATCTGAATCCCTAACCTTACGAGTCGATTCAACACGGAGCAAAAAGTTACCTGTTACGCCGTCAGGCTTGTTGGTGATATTTGCACCACCTGCAGAGGATGGACAAATATAGTATTTAACTGCCCCGGCATCTGACTTGATGATGGTCAGGTTGTTAAGATTAACCGTCTGGCCGTCAATGTTTTCCGGCTCGATGGCTCCTGCTATCCCGGCACTGAACGTAGCAACGGCTGAAAACGCTGTCGTACCTTTGAAAGCCAGTTGACCACCAATCGTTAATCCCTTGTCGAGTTTCGCTTGCGTGATCAATTTGCTGTTTTGTTTCTGATCAGGACTCTCACCAAAAGCCAGATCCCCATTAGTATCAATTCCAAGATACTTTGGGTTCATGTTGTCTAACTTAAACCCAATGGACACATTTTCAGAAGAACCAGAACGCGTTAAAACCAACGGCGTGTGCTGTACTCCATAGATGCTTAGCGTAGTTGCCGATGAGTCAGTGTCGGTATTTGCAATCTCAATCGTTCTGCTTTTAATTTTATACGCTACTGTGAGATCACGGACTTCAACCCTCCCGTCGTGACGAACAACAAGATCCCCTCCTGATGTCCCCCCTGCTGTCTTTGCCCTGATGCGAACTTCGCCAAGCGAATCAGTGTTAGGACCAGCATAGATTATGCCGCGCTCTGTGTTATCGCCAGTATAAAACCGCAAAGCGGTGACTCCACTGTCTGCCCGCAGGAAGACTGACGGTGTACCTTTTTTGATTGTCAAGTCACCGGTCATTGTATCGCCGGTTTTTTTTACCTGCGCATCGTTCGTTACGTTGCCAAGTCCAACATCCGATTTCGACGGCTTGTTTGCCGAGCCGTATAGCTCATTGACGCTAAAAGTCCCGTTGTTAAGCCGGGCATCGTTGCCGGCATAGATCTTAATCTTCGCGGTTGAGTAGTCGATATTGATCGCTGACCACGTATCGCCGCACCGCGAGAATATACCAGAACCGTGGCTATAAATGGTCGCCGTGCTTCCGGTCGGCTTATCACCGCGCCAGAAATGACCACCTTTGTCACGCAGAGCTTTTAAGATCTCTACATCGCTCATCTTGCCGTTTGTTGATATCCCGCTACCGCCAAGACCGAAAGCGCCTGTAAGCATAGCATTAGAAAGACCCAAATCTGCTTTAGTCGGCTTGTTTACCTGGTCGTAAATCCTTACAACGTTGCCTTCAATATATCCAGAAGGCGCGGCGGTTTGCTTAACAAATCCGTCTGGAATGTATAATTCTGTGTTTAGTGTTGTCTGCGCCAGCACCGCAACCTTTGCGTCGTTAATAAACGCACCCTGGAATGCCCAAACCTCAATAAAGCCGTCACCTTTAACCAGGCCGTAACGCATCTGGTTGTTATCGGTCAGCCCGGTTGACCCTAAGCGGCGTATACTCAGATGACGAGAAACATTATCCGCACTAAGCAAAGAAGGCAGACCGCGCGCCGAGATCTCGATAAAGTCAATGTTTCCGTAAGGGGAGCCGTAGTTACCAGCGTTAGTAACCATTAGCGTTACATGACTTCTGCTGGTTCCAGGATCGGAAAGTTTCGCGATCTTGATGTAAAGAGACTCACTAGCAGTAACAACAGGCCAATCGTATTGCGTCATCGGGCTGACGAGTCCCCCGACCTTGTCGAGATATTCTTTCGCCTTGTTCTCTGACGCTTTAGCGTTGGTTTCGCTGACCTTTGCTGCTGACTCACTATTTTTCGCGTTGGTTTCTGATTTTTTGGCTGCTGTCGCGGAGTTTGCCGATGCAGTTTGTGAGTCTGCTGCCGCCTGTGCGCTGTTATCCGCATTCGTCTCAGACGTTTTTGCGGCCTTCGCGGAATTTCCTGCTGCCGTTGCCGAGGAAGCTGCACTGCCGGCGCTCGAGGCAGCGCTCGTTTCTGATGATTTTGCCGCCACTTTTGAAGCCGACGCATCCCGGGCTGAGGTGGCAGCTTCTGACGCTTTCGTGGTCGCGGTGGATGCAGATGTGGCCGCAGATTTTTGTGATGCTGCGGCATTCATTTCCGACGTTTTCGCTGCACCGGCACTGGTGGCTGCCGCGCTTTTTGAAGACTCTGCAGCGGCAGCACTTTTTGATGCTTCAGTAGCCTTTGCTGATGCCGTTCCTGCGCTGGAAGACGCTGACTGAGCCGACGACGCGGCCTGTCCGGCTGACGTGCTGGCTGCACGTGCTGAGCCTGCAGCATCAGTCGCACGGGTTGCCGCCTCACGGGCTGATGTGCCGGCATCGCTGGCTGACTTCTTCGCGGCTGCTGTGTTCTGCGCCACTGCGGACGCGTTACGCGCCACCTCTTCCACCATCAGTTCAAAGCGGCGCAGTGCCTCCGGACGGGCATCATCCTCCGTCATGGCACCGAGAAAATCATTCAGCGTACCGGGTCGGGAATCTTCATACACGGTGATGGTCCCGGCATGTGACGGCGGGAATCCTTCCACCAACAGAATAACGCTGTACTGACCGTACTCAACGTCCATGCTGTAACGCCCGGCTTCATCCGGATTTTCAGATGCCACCGTGTTCACCACCACCGTGGTGCTGTTACGTTTTGCTTTCAGCTGGATTGTGCAGTTCTGTACCGGTTTACCTGCACCGTCTTTCAGTACACCTGAAATCTTTACTGCCATATTCACCCCACAAAAAAGCCCGCCTGAACCGGCGGGCTGTCATAACACTGTGTTACCTGGCTAATCAGAACTTATAACCGACACCCACGATGAACCCGTCAGTGCGCCAGTTGCCACTGCCGGAGCCTTCATAAGCGACATCAACGGCCACGGATTCGGTCGGGTTAAACTGCACGCCAGCTCCCCACGCCAGAGAGGTGTTACTGTGGCGAGCGTCATCACTTCCGGTCAGCACGTCGTGCGTTTTTCCCTTGTTGTCAGTTACGCGGAGATAATCCCCGGAAAAAGTCGACACACGGCTGTAAGCCACGCCTGCCATCGCATACGCGCTGAACCATTCATTCACGCGCACAGACGGCCCCGCCATCACGCTGAACCAGCGGTTACGCACGGAATCCTCATGCCAGCGGGTATCGCTGTAATGCGTTTTTTGCTCATCTTCAGCGTTGGCATAACTGAATGACGTAATCAGCCCCAGCGTGTCCGTAAACTCATAACGGTATTTCACGTTAATCCCGTTCAGATTATCGCTGCCGGGAGCGTTCGTACGGGCATGAAGATACCCTGCGCTCAGTGTGGCCTGCTGCTCAGACGCCCATGCAGGCGCACCGGATACGGCCAGACAGATGGCTGCGGACAAAATGGCTGCACAAACTTTACGCATAATTACCTCTCGCTTTTCTGCAATAAAAAAGGCGCCAGAAATGGCGCCCGCATATGGGTTATGAAAATTCAGCTAATCGTGATACCTGCTGTGGATTTCTTCATCACCACAACCAGCAAATCACTGATACTGGCTGTGGGATACCAGTCATTTACCAGCCACGCTGATACCGAAAACTCCAGCGTCATGTGACCGCGACCAGCAGGCATATCAATAACACCTGTATAAACCAGCGTATTATCCAGCGCGGTACGGTTATAAATTTCAGCACCGTTTTTCTTCACTATCAGGCGGCATGACGAATAAATATCGTTATTCTCCCGCTCATGTTTAGCGCCACGAAACGCCACCGCGGGAATAACAATCTGCCGGTCAAACGGCTGATCGTCATAAACCCTGACGGTAATGGTCCCTGATGGCCACCGCTCCGGTGCACGGGAGTCCCGGGGGAAAGCTTTGCCCACTGTTTTAACGAGATCGCCTTCAATCTGGTTCGCAGACAGTTTTCCCAGAACCCGACAGTTTTCATTAATCGTGACATTGTTGAGCGTCCCGGCGTTCGCATTCACACTGCCACTGATATCCGCATTTTTCGCCGTCAGTCGCCCGTCCGGTGTCAGGGAAAATGCCGGTGGATTTCCACCGCTGGTAATGGTGGGAGCCGTCAGGCGTTTCAGGAACACGTCGTTCATGAATATCTGATCGCCCTGACCAACAAACATCGGTTTTGTGTTGCCATTCGCAGGATTAACCATCGCAATCCTGTCCGCCGCCAGCAGCACCTGACTCTGCATGCCGTCAGGGGTGTTCTCAATACCGGCACCAATACCCGCGATATAAAGGCGTCCGTCCTGCATCTGCTGCAGCTTCACAGCCCACATGCTGTTCAGGTTATTATTTGTATCAACCTGAACCTTCTGTATCTGCTGAATTGCCGCACTCTGGTCTTCCAGTTTCTTATTGACGGTCTGCGTGATTTCATTGCTGACATCCGTAATGGACGTCCTGATTTCAGCCAGGTCAGGCGCAAGCTGACCGTTATCAATCTGCGTCCACAGCTCCTGAGCCAGATGGGTTTTCCCTATCTCGCCTTTGAAAAAATCCAGATAGCCGGATGCATCATCGCTCGCCCGACCGACGGCCTCCACAAATGCCGATTTGCCTACGGTGTTCACACTGCGGATATAAAAGTAATAATCATGGCCCGGTTTGATATTGATACTGGCGGCTATCCAGTACAGCGCCGTACCAAGATAGCGGGCTGTGGTTTCAACCTGCCTGATATCCGCAATCCGCTTTTCCGAGAACCAGAACTCAAACTGTACCGTCGGATCATAAACCGCAAGATGCGGCGTGGCGGTTATCTGAAAATAGCCCGGCGTCAGCTCAATCCTCGACGGTGCTGCCGGTGCGGCAATCCGGAACGATACCGACGCCGGATCTCCCTGCTGCCCCCACGCATTTACCGCCCGGACTGTCAGCCTGTAGTTCCCCAGCGCCAGCTGCCTGAAGCGGTATGTGGTTTCCGTCGTCCGGGCCGTGCTGACCAGCCGCTCACTGCCGTCATCCGCTGTCACGGTCAGACGGAGCAGGAAGCTCACGCCCTTCACCACCTTCGGTGTGTCCCAGCGCGCCAGCACCTGATATTCCCCGCTGTCTGCAGTGACTTCGGCGGTCAGATGCTGCACTGCTGGCGGCGTGACACCATTCACCGTGCCGCTCTGGTCACCGTCAAAGTGCGCCCCGTTATCCACGATGGCCTCTTTTTCCGGCACATGCTGCACGGCAGTGATGGCATACGTGCCGTCATCGTTCTCACGGATACTCACACAGCGGAACAGGCGCTGACGCAGCGTCGGCAACTTCAGCCCCCACACGCTGTATCCGGCAACGCCGTCAGGAACACGGCTCACTTTTACCTTCACGCCGTCGGTGACGGACTGAACCTCCACGCTGACCGGATTGCCACTTCCGTCAACCAGGCTTATCAGCGTGGTACCGGAGGATGGTAGCGTGATTTCACGGTCGAGCGTCAGCGTCCGGGTCTGGCTGTTTACCGCCAGCACGCGCCCGCCGATGCTGATACCGGCATAGTCATCATCACAGATTTCAATAACATCGCCCGGCACATGGCGAAGCCCTTCTGCGCCCACGCTGAAGTCCACGGTCTGCGTTTCCAGCAGCTCTGTTTTAATCAGCCACAGCCCGGCGCGGTGTGCCTGCCCCCGGCTGGTACAGCCAAAAGCATCCATCTTCGTGACGTTACGACCGTAACGGGCAATAGCCTGCGTATCCTCCACAAGCTCTGTCGCCGTCTCCCAGCCGTTGTTCGGGTCAATCCAGTTCACCTCAACGGCATTATGGCGGTCTTTCAGGGCGCTGAAGCTGTAGCGGAACGGCGCGCCATCATCCGGCATCACCACATTACTGCGGTTATAGGTCCACACCTTATCCGACGGTCGGTCCTGCACGAATGTCAGCGTCTGCCCGTTCCATACCGGCATACAGCGCATCGCCGAGCAGAAATCACTGAGCACATCCCACGCCTTTCGCTGTGTGGTCAGGTACGCATTACAGGCGATGCGCGGCTCCGTGCCGCCAAAGCCGTCCGGCACCGACTGGTCGCAGTACTGGCCGATGACATACAGCGCCCATTTATCCACATCTGCTGCACCAAGACGTTTCCCCATGCCGTAGCGCGGATGGTTCAGCATATCCCACAGACACCAGGCCATGTTGTTGCTGTATGCTGGCTTAAACGTTCCGTCCCAGATACCGCTGTATTGCCGCGTCTGCGGGTTATAGTTCGACGGCACCTGCAGAATGCGCCCGCGAAGATGATAATTACGGCTCACCTGCTGGCTGCCGAACTGCTCCGAGTCCACCTGCACGCCGACCAGTGCCGTGTTCGGGTAGCACTGTTTCACATCGATAATTTCGGTGTATGACGACCAGAGCGTTTTGTTCTGCAGCTGGTCTGTGGTGCTGTCCGGCGTCATCCTGCGCATCCGGATACTGAACGGGCGCGGCGGCAGGTTATCCACCACCACCGAGGCCAGATACTGTGAAGTGGTTTTACCCTTAATGGTGATGTCCTTTTCCGTCACCCAGCCACCGTTACGTTGTATCTGAACCAGCAGGCGGACTTCCGATGGATTCCTGTCCCCCTTTGAGGTGGTTTCCACCAGTGCCTGCACGCCGAAAGTAAAACGCAGTCGGTCAATGTTTGCCGACGTGATGGTCCGGGTGATCGGCGTGTCATATTTCACTTCCGTACCCAGCACCGTCTCGGAGCCGGAGGATTCAAATCCCTCCGGCGGAGTCTGCTCCTGCTCACCAGCCCGGAACACCACCGTGACACCGGCGATGTTGGTATTCCCCTCACTGTCCAGCACCGGCGTACTGTTCAGCAGTACGCTTTTTAATCCATCCACCGGACCTTCAATCGGCCCTTCACTGATGGCGTCTATCACGCTCAGCATCTGGGATGATTTCAGGTTGTCCTTCGCTTCGCGCGGGGTATGCCCCTTACTGCTGCCTTTACCCATTCCTCACGCTCCATAAACGACAAAACCGCCCGCAGGCGGTTTCACATAAAATGTTTTGCATCAGCGACCAATCACCACAACCTGACCACCGTCCCCTTCGTCTGCCGTGCTGATTTCCTGAGATACCACCCGCGACCCCACGCGCATTTCACCGTACAGAACGGGCAGAACATTGCCCTGGGCAACCATGTTATCCAGTGAGGAGAAATACGTGTTTTGTTTGCCGTTATCCGTTGTCTGTGTACGGGGAGTTCTGGCTTTCGGTGCCAGCATCTGCGCCACACCACCAAGTACCATACTGGCACCGAGAGAAAACAGGATGCCGGTCATACCACCGGCCCCAATGGCTGCCCCCCATGCTGCAAGGGTGGCTCCGGCGGTAAAGAATGATCCGGCAATGGCGGCTGCTCCCAGGACAATCTGGAATACGCCCCCTGACTTGGCCCCGGCGACTCTGGGAACAATATGAATCACAGCGCCGTCAGGCAGAACCTCATGTAACTGCGCCGTCAATCCGGACGTGCTGACGTCCCGCCCGGAAATCCGTACCTGATACCAGCCGTCGCTCAGTTTCTGACGAAACGCCGGGAGCTGTGTGGCCAGTGCGCGGATGGCTTCAGCCCCCGTTTTCACACGAAGGTCGATGCGGCGGCCAAATCGTTGTAAATCCCCGTAAAGGCAGATGCGCGCCATGCCCGGTGACGCCAGAGGGAGTGTGTGCGTCGCTGCCAT